AGATGTATTTAAAAAACAAGAATTCCCACCGAAAACAATTATCTCAATACACACTAGAGAACATAGAGATACTGTTAATTTGGTTAAAACATTTTATTCAAAATTCCCACAATATAGATGGATTACGTTCCGTGATATGAGAGGTTTATCTGAAATAGAATTTGCAAACGCAATGAAAGAAAGTTTCGCCTCTGTTTGGGTAGACCCAACAAGTGGATTTGGAACATATCCATTAGAGTCAATGAAATTAGGTATTCCTGTTATTGGGTTAGTCCCAAATTTAGTACCTGAATGGATGAATGAGGATAACGGTATTTGGATTAACAACCCTAATATGTTATCTGATGTTATTGCAGATGTCGTACAAAATTGGTTGGAAGATAACTTAAATCCATTATTATATACTGAAATGGAAAAAACAATTTCTAACTATAGTGATTTAACAAAATTCAACGAGGAAGTTGTTAACACATTTAGTGATATGATAAACACTCGTCTTTCAAATTTTGAAGACCAATTATCTAAATTTATAACAATAGAATAATATGAAAAATAAGAACACAATCTCAGTAATTTTACCTATAAAATCAGCGGTGTCTGGATTTTTTGAGGAATACCTACAAAAAGCAATTGAATCTATTAAAGTACAAAAAGAACAATTTGATGAATTAATTATTGTTCACACTAATGAAACTCTCTTAACAAGATTATTGAGCGAATTTGATTTTGGTGATTTGAATGTTAAATTAGAATCTTGGACAAAAGAAGCAAATTTTGCCGATCAAGTAAACCATGGAGTTAGTTTGGCAACATCTAATTGGATCTCAATTTTTGAATTTGATGACGAATACGCAAATATATGGGTAAAAAATGTTAAATCATATATGGATATTTATCCAACTATCGGAGCATTTTTACCTATTGTTGTTGATGTTGACGATAAAGGTGTGTTTGTTGGGTTTACAAATGAAGCGACTTTTGCTTCAAATATTTCTGAAGAAATGGGAGTATTGTCAAATGAAACATTACATAGTTACCAAAATTTCCAAATCTCAGGAATGGTCATTAGAAAAGATCTTTATGTTGAGTATGGGATGATTAAAAGTAATTTTAAATTAACTTTTGGTTATGAGTTTTTATTAAGAATGACTCAAAATTCTGTTAAGTTTATGACTATTCCAAGAATTGGATATAAACACAGTAACTTACGTGAAGGATCTATTTTTTGGAATTATAAAAATGGGGATGATCGTTTAACTGAAGATGAGGTTAAATTTTGGATCGATTCAGCAAAGAAAGAATATTTCTTTAATACCCAAAGAGAGATAAATTACGAACCCCAAGAAATTTAATGTCTGAAGATGAAAATGTATTAGACAAAACAGATGAATTGAAAAAGAAGGGTAGAAAACCTAAAACAAATAATTATTTTGATGAAGTTGAGGAAAATGCGGTTAGAGAATATCTAACCGCAACAACAATGGATGAGAAAAATAGAATATATAATAATTATTTAAAAATACCCTTAGATAAAATGATATCGTCAATAATAAGACGATATAAATTATATAGAAAAGATATGAATTTTGATGAAATTCATGTAGATACACATTCATTTTTAATGACGAAAATTGATAAGTTTAAGCCGGCAAAAGAGAAAAAGGCCTATTCTTATTTTGGAACTATTTGTAAAAATTATTTGATGGGTCAGATAATGAAAGATCAAAAAGAAACAAATAGAAAAATTTCATACGAAGATATATCATCAGATTTACAACATAGTCCAGATATGATATATCACATTGATGACGATAGTTTAACAACGGAAGAAATAATTAAAAAATTCTTAATAAAACTAAAAGATTCAATGGGTGAAAAGGCCATCACCGAACAAGAAGTTAAATTAGGCCAAGCATTATATGATATATTTGAAAATTATAATGACATATTTTTAGATACAAGTAACAACAAATTTAATAAGAATGTCATTTTATTTGAATTAAGAGAAATGACTAATTTGAGCACAAAAGAAATTAGAACCTCAATTAAAAGATATAAAAAAGTTTACTTTCAATTGGTCCAAGAATTGTTAAAATAAAAAAACAAATATTTATTAGTATGGCAAGACCGAGCAAAAAAACAATTAATTTAACTAAGGACTCAATGTTATCCTTAATGCAAGAAATCTACAATGAATTAGTAGAACAAAGAAACACTGCAATAAGGATACAAAACAAAATGTTAAGTATGATGAAGGAACCGGAAGATATGACTCTTATAGGTCCTGTAATTGAAAAACAACAAAAAATTATTAATGATTGTGTTGAGAAAAAATTATCGTTATCAAAATTACAAGCTCAGATTTGGCAAAAGTCAACCGAAAAAGAAGACGATTTTACTTTATCCGATATGGATTTAGATGACGAAACAATCCAAAATTTAATACACAAAGATATTTCTGATGATAAAAATTATAAAATGAAATAATAATGGCATTAGATATAGACGATGGATATAAAAAAATTAAGAAGGAAGTCACCACAAAACAAAAATATAATCAAGTAAAAAAAGATATAAAACAACTTGAGAAAAAAGCTGGTGATTCTTTTGAGGATTGGGGTGGTGGTTTAGAAAGTAAATTTGGTAAGTTTGCTAATAAACAATTATCATCTGCGGAAAAGGCACAACAAAAATTCAAAAAAGATTTTAAAACACAATTTGATCAAATGTTAGAAATTAAGTTTCTAACTCAAAAAAGTGGAGACAAAAAAGCAACCAAATACTTAAAAAAAACTTTTGTTACCGCAATAGAACAAATAAAACCTAAAATATTTGATATTGTTTCAGAATTAGGGGTGAAAGCGGTTGGTTGTGAATCAGAACAAGAATTTCCCGCAAATACCACAGTTTATATTAAAGTAGGGTCTGTTGATTTTGTTGGTCTTTTAAAAGAAGATCCAAATGAAGCTGTGGGTAAAATCTCATATGAAAAATTACCAATTACATATGGATCAACAACTGCGTTCTCAATGAATAAAGAACTTTATCAAAGAATACAAAACATTAATATTCCGTATTCGTCACCAACATTTGCCGGTACAGATTATAAGGGACCTTCTACTCAGGATTTATTCGATATAACATATGTAGAAAATTACAATGATGTTAATGGTAACTTAGTTGTTGGTAACTTTTTTAAAATTGATTTAAAACCAAGATCAAATAACACTAACAAAGTATCCGAATTCTTCAAAGATTATTATTCTTCAATAGATTTAATTGACTATCAATACTTATTCACAAATTTAATAAATCAATTAACAGGAGCTATCTCAATTGAAAAAAAAGAGGGGGATAAAAAATTAATCGATTTTACTAAATTTTTAATGATAATGAAACGTGTCTTTGGGATGTGTTTTGACGAAACTAAAGAAATTGATGTTTCCGGTGTTGCAAAAATATCACAAACAGATGTTGTTGATGATGCCTTTTTTGAATTTACCGAGGTTGATTTAAGATATATTGATTCAGTTATTTCCGATATTAAATTAGGTGTTGTTGAATTTGAGGATTGTGGCACAGTTAAATTACCTGTTGATGTTAATGCGGTGTTAGATACATTGGATAGTTTAATATTTAATCCGGGTACAAATAATAATAATGAGATTGAGAATGCTGCCGAAAATATTACAAAACCATTCGAACGAAAAGGTCTTAACTTAGATCTTAATTTTTTAAAGGAGTACCCAAGAGCATTATTAATGACAATACTATCACCTAAAACAATTTTACCTATAATGGTTATGGCAAAATCATTAGGTCAAGATACGGTAGATTCGGTTAATTCATTGATGGATTTTGCAAAACAATTTAAAACATATATCGTACAATTAGCTTCGAAAGTAATGGCCCTTTTTGTTAAGATATTATTTGATATTATAAAGGCGGACATTATAGCTCTAACCCAATCAATATTGGCAGATATAAAAAATGAATCAGTGGTTAAAAAATCATTATTGGTTTTATCTTTAGTGGCATTAATTACAAAATTAGTAACCGATTTTAGGCAATGTAAAAGTGTGATAGATGATTTATTGTCTGTTTTGAGTTTAGTTGAGAAATCATTGAAAGCTCAGAAGAAACCTTTACCATATCCTTTATTGGTCGCAAGTAGAGTTTTATCCGGTTTCTCCAAAACAAGAGCAATGTTAAAAGTAATAGAGAAATTTGATGAATTAGGTTTACCTACAGGTCCTATGCCAGATGGGAGTCCTAATTTATTTTTAGCGGCAGCGGATGCAATTATTGGTGCAATTGATGAAGAAGAAACACAGAATGGTCAAGTTCAAATTGCGGTTGACCCATTAAGTGTTTTACCGATAGGTGTAACAATACCACAAGTGGTTTACGGAAAAAAATTATAAATTATGGAATATAATGGTGAAAATATTAAAGTTACCGCTAATGAAATAGCTGAAATCATTAGGGAACATAAATCAAAACCAAATAAGGATTTGGTTGTTGCAATGGAATTCGTTAAAAAGGATTTTGAATTAACTAAAGAAAGTGTAATTAAAATGACGGAACATTTAGATAAATTAGAAGTTGCTTATAATACAATGTTAAAAGAATATAAATCAAGAAATGGAAAATAATAAAATAATATTTTTTGGTAGAGTTACCGATATTGATGATCCATTATTAATTGGTAGAATTAGAGTTGAACCTAAAGATGAGGTACAGGCATTTATTTATCCTGAAAACTTTAACCCAAAAACTGATAAGTGGAAACAAAACGACCCATTAATTTTTACCCCATTAATACCTTATTATTTTAATCAAATTCCTCAAGTTGGGGAATATGTCCATATAGTCTATTCCAATAAGTCAGAACCTATTGATGCAAATAAATTTTATATTCAAGGACCAATAAGTCGTCCATGGAATAATAAAAAAGAAGATTATAATAATGCCCAATCAGTATTAGCAAGCGGCGAAAAATTACAACAAGCATTTTCACCAATAGATCCAACAACAGGAAAAGTTAATGTTTCTTTAACGGGGGTATATCCATTACCCGGCGATAATTCTGTTTTAGGAAGAGGTACTGCTGATGTGGTGGTTAAACAAAATGAAGTTTTAATACGAGCAGGTAAAACATTACCCTCAGGTAATAATAATATCCCTGTGGTAAGAAATGACTTAAGAAGTTTCTTACAAATTTCAAGTTTTGAATTAGAAAATGTTAATAATGGTACTGAGACAATTACATCAGAAACGTTTGAAGATATTACAACAAAAACATATGTCCAATGGTCAGTTACGAATATATCTTCGGTATCTGCAACATATGACGGAAAAGTTAGTGTTTATTCTTTACCAGGTAATAATGATAACTACAAAGTGTCTGTCATAAATCAAAGTATAGATCTATTAGCCGGTCAAACAATTAGTCCAATTTATGAAATTACATTCACCAATAAATCATTAAGTGATGCGTCTACAATTATTAACAATTTAATTAGAGGTGTAAATGAAGGAGAAATAACTTGGGATCCGGCATTAGGTTACCCAAACCAGACAATTAGTAATCAGTTCCCGTTTTTCTATGGTGCTGATTCAACTACGTATGAATATATTATTACGGGATTTGCATCGTTAGCCGGCGCAACTTCTAATATTTTACAATCAAGTAAAATAATGTTACTAAACAATAAAGTTTCTTTAAGTTATGCTTACGATGAAAGAGGTTTTGGTTTAGTATGGAAAAGATCACCGGATAAATTAGGTATACTTCCTGAACTTAAAAGTGTTGAGATTGAGAAAAGAGATTATTTAGTTCAACCTGTAACTTATTCAGTATTGGGTGGGGATAAATTATATTTATTAACAAATAAATCTACAGATAAATTTCAAATAGATTTAAAAGATACTTTATACGGGATCCCCCAAAATAAATTGGCAATAGACATCTACAATAAAACAAATTCAATGGTTAGGGGTGAAGAACTTATGAACTTATTAAATCAGATTGTTGATTTTATGTTAACACACGTTCACCCATTCCCTGGATTACCACCAATTAAAGAATATCCAAACGCGGGAGTTTCTGCTAGAAAAATACAAGAAACCATTAATAACGCCGAAAATAACATTCTAAATCAAAATATCCGAATTAATTGATATTTATATAAAAAAGTATAATGTCAATTAATAATTCATATTTTAGTAGGAATAATACTATAATATATAACGATCTAACAAATACGGGTAGAAACCCTGTTACGGAATTATATTATGGTGAAGATGGTATCGTTAACCCAAGAGGGTTTAGCCGTTTTATTTTTGATATTGATTTAAGTTTACTAACTCAAAAAATTAATGATGGAACAATATCAACAGGGTGTACCTCAGCAATGACACACACCTTAAATATGACTAACACATCATATTTTGATAAGGATTTCTTAAATACGTCAACATCTCAAGGAAGATACAGAGCAACATCATTTGATTTATTCTTATTTAGAATACCACTTAATTCCGTATCAGGAACTTCTCAGAATTGGGATGAAGGGGTTGGATACGATTACATTCCAACAACTACTGTAATATTTAACGATAAAAATTATTCAGATAGACCATCAAATTGGTCCGCAACTACAACTATAACTCAATGGGAACAAGCAGGAATTTATAGTAATACAAATACAGGGGCATTTAATTACAATCAATTACAAATTGTAGACACTCAACACTTTGAATTTGGGGATGAAAATATTGAGTTTGATATGACAAATGAAATAAACTCGATATTAGACGGTTCTATTGCCAATCCTGTTGGTTGGGGTATTGCTTATCTACCACAGGTAGAAAACATCTCAGGAACCACCGGAACGTATTCTGTGGGGTTCTTCACTCGTCACACACAAACATTCTATGAACCATTCTTACAAACAGATTATGATGACTTAATTGAAGATGATAGAAATTTGTTTACATTGGGTAAAATTAATAAATTATATCTATATGTTTATGAAGATGGGGATTTCCAAAACTTAGATTTTGATCCCGTTGTTACGATTAATGATACATCCTGTACTGCAATACCTGGTTTAACAGGTTTAACTACTTGTCGTAGAGCAAAAGGTATATATGAAGTGGTTATTCCCCCACTGATTGGATATAAAACTCCTTGTATTTTTAACGATATTTGGAGTAATCTTTATCTTAATGGATTTCCATTACCAAATGTAACAAACGAATTCGCAATATATCCATTACAAAAATCTTTACAGATTGGGACCTTATCACAAGACCCATCAATTTATGGATTTGATTTCTATGGTATTAAACAAGATGAGAAAATTTTAAATACCGATGTTCGTAAAGTAGGTGTGGTTATTAAAAAGGCTTACACAACTAATCAACTTTTACTTAAAGTAGATGCTTCTTATAGAGTATATGTTAAAGAAGGATCAACCGAAGTACAGGTACAAGGATGGACTAAAATTAATAGAACACCTAATGAGTACTATTTCTTATTTGACACAAGAGATAAAATACCTAATGAATATTTTATTGATATTAAAGTGTTAAGTAGTGGGGAAGTTAATACTTATAAGAAACAAATAAAATTCCAAATAGTGAATAAAAAATAAATAAAAAACAAAAGTCATGGGAGACGGAGAATTAACAACAACAAGCGCTAACACATTATCAACCGTTTGTGTTCAGATATGTACTACAGGTGCCACAGGATCAACTGTAGTGTCTGTAAACCCACCCCACCCAACTTGGAGTTCTCAAGATGGTGGTGATGTGGTACAATTAAACATGGTACTCATTGGGGGTAACGGATTAAATGGTTAAGAAATATGAAAAAAGTAATTAAATTAAAAGAATCTGATTTAACAAATATCATTAAAATGAGGATAGAGGTGGTAGATATATGTTTTTTTCTAACTTAGAACAAATGAGAAGACAATGTGATCTTTTATTAGATTTTGACCCTGATATGGTAGAATCAATTTTAGAGAATGGTCATGATTGGGCTCAAGATCATATTGCGGAAGCAAAAAACAATATGGATCAAGTATTTGATTTTCTAATGAATGAATCAAAAAAAGATGGTATGGAACTTTCTATGAACATTGATGATAAAGACATGGTAATGGCTGAAGGTAGAAAGAAAACGGGTACCCCACTTTGTGCTAGAGGTAAAGCAGCAGCAAAATCAAAATATGATGTTTATCCATCGGCATATGCCAATGGTTATGCGGTACAAGTATGTAAGGGTACCCAACCAGGGTTAGACGGTAAAAAACATTGTTCAGGTAGTTATTGTTAAAAATTTTTCCAGAAATTTTTTTTATTTAATTTTTTTATCTACATTTGTACCATAAATAAAAAATATGATAAGTAGATTATTTAAAAGAATTAAATTAAAATTGTTTTTGTGGCATACAAAAACTAGATTAATAAAAACATATCAAGAAGAAATTGCAAGTTATGAAAAGGCTTGTTTTAAGATATGTTTAAAATTAATATCAAATCCCGATTCGGAATTTATGATTGCACCAATGTCTGAAAAAAGGTACATTAGAAATGAAAAATTTCAAATGTTTATCACAATGGATTTTGGTAGAATTGAAATAACTAATCACGTATTTAATTATAATATCAAACTATCACAGAGAGATTGGCAAAGAATCGTATATATCTTTGACACTGAAACGGAAAAAAGACGAAGTGAAATGGAACAAGAGGTTAACTCTCAAATTAAAAACTCACTTTATACGGTTTTAGAAAGAATTTCTAATCTCAGTTAAAATTTTATCAACTAAGGAATCTATGGATTCCTTTTTTGTTTTATATGAGGTCATAACTGGTTTTTGGCCTTTACCTGTTTGAGTATCTTTTTTTTCCGCATTTCTTTTTTGTTGACACGCGGATCTTTTTTGGGAGTCGGTCATTTTAGATGCAACTCCTGCGGCACGACATTTAGGATAAGCACCTTTATCTGTATCGGATCTACCACATGGGGGATGACCACCACCTTCTTTTTTTCTGCAGATATTAACCCAAGGGCCTTTAGGTTGGTTAGATCCTTTTGGTTTCTTTTTTGTCCCAAACCAAACCGCTAAATCCTCATTTAATTTACTTGGAAATGGATTTATTACGTTTCCATCTTCATCGCTTGATGTTAATTCCGTATGGTTTTTCATATAATTTGATATTTTTTTAGCTTTTTTTTCTAATGATTTTATCTTTTTCTTTGGTGTATCCATTTTACCATCATAACTATCATATTCTAATTCCGGACTATCATAATCTGAAACAGGTATCGTAAATGGACCTAATTTATCTTTTTCAAATAAACGAATACCAATTTGTAAAGGTCCGACATATGATCCTCGACTACCACTTGTAGAAGTGGCTTCCTTTATTATTTCTTTTATTTTTTGATCGCTTATCATTATTATTATAAATATCAACAATAACTAAAATGGAACAAAAAGATGGTGTGATCTATGGTAATTTATTTGGTTCCATAGATTTATTAAATGAAAGTCATTTAGAAGCAATTCTAATGACAATGGATAAAGATCATTCAGTACATTATTTAGTGGAGGCCGTAAAATCCGCACATCAAAGAGGTGCCTTTACTATAGGTGAATCAGAAGTTATTTCTAAAGCCATAAGAACTTTATCAAAAAGTGAGTAAACAAAAAAAGGAGATAATTTCTTATCTCCTTTCTCTTATACGGTTTTAATTGATTATCTCAATTCTCTCAAGTCAAATGTTCTAACTCCATCAACTGTGATACGTCCGTAGAAACGGTTGTTAACCATTTTCTTAGCGTATCTTGTCATAATACCTTTGATAGGTGTAAAGTTGAATGGGTTGTACATTGTAGGTGTCAATTGTAGAGGTACGTACGGTGCGTAGATGTAACCTGTGTCTAACAATGATGTTCCTTTGTGTCCAATCAAAACTTGGTTTGGTGGGAAGTAAGGATCACGGTACACTTGGTAACGTCCTGCTAAAGTACCAACTCTTTCGATACCCATGTTATACTGATCTTGCTCAGGAGATGCGTTAGATACGTGGAAGTATTCTAAATCATCAAAGATTGCTGAAACCTCAGAAGATACAACGATCCAGTTAGCTCCACCTCTTAATGTAGATTTGTGGATTTGTGCTGACAATTGGTTGATTGCTGTAATTAAAGTTTGGTTCCAATCTTTTTGAGTGTAAGATGTAGTTTGAGAAATTCTTCTCCATCCGTTGTAGTCCCAACGTAAGTTCCAAGCCGCTCCTTTTCTCAAGTCACGTAAGATCTCACGGTCAATCTCTGCTGCTACTTGCTCAGATAACAATGCTGTTAACTCAGCCTCAGCGTCGATGTTATGGAATGCCGCAACGTCTTGAGCTAACTCAGGAGACCATTGTGCTCTTAATTTTCTTTCAGTTACGGAAACAGTTACCGAATCCAAATCAAAAGATACCTCTCCGATTTTGTCTTCAAATTCCATTTCTTCGTATCTTCTAAATACCGCTACGAAAGAAGTACCTGAAGTTGCTGAGAAAATTGTAGTACCTGTGTAACCATCTAAAGATGTTGAGTCACAATCAGCACATACTGGACAAGATAAATCAACTTCTAAGTAGATACATCCATCTGCAGTACAGATATTTTTGAATGAACCACCGTTACCATCTTCTGCGAAAGTCGTTTGTGTTGTGTTACCGTATTGTACGATACCTTTACCATATTGTTGAGTAACAACTCTAAACAATAAAGGAATAGATACACCACCACCTTTACCAACAACATCACAAGGAGTAGTTGATGAAGAGAATGTAGTTAAATTAGTAAAGATTTTAAGGTCAGAAAGGAAAGATTCTGAATCCATTTCGTTTCCATCAGGACCGATTAATTTACCAGCTCCTGTATCTGCGAAACCACACATTTTAAGGATCAATTTTCTTTGGTTACCCGCAGCGATTTGAACACCACCTGCTGGTACACCACCAGCCACAGTTGCGTCAACTAATGACCCATTTGACCAAGCTTGAAGTGTAGTTGTAGCTGTAACCGCTGACCAACGTCCTTTAGAGTAATCAAATAATCCTGGAGGATCTAAACCTGCTTCACCACCTTCGTAGAATAAATCATAAAGATTTTTTCCGAATGCTCCCGCTTCTGGCGGATAACCTGATGCTGTTGTTGATGTACTACCAGGTGCTCCAATTGGTGCGTAGTGTTCTCCACCATTTGCGTTACCACCATTGTAACCTTGGATACGAGGTACAAAGAAGAACAATTTACCAATAGGTAAGTTCATTGCTTGTACAGAAACGATATCGTTAGCTAACAATTTAGAGAAAACTCTTCTTACGATAGGGAAAACAACAGTTTCGAATGCTCCGTTAGAACCTTCAGAAGTTGCTTCGTTAATCAAGAAAGAAGCTTGGTTTTCATATAACTGAGCTACGTTTTCTTTTAGGTGACCTTTAAGGCCTTCAAGGAATCCTAATTTATCCCATTTGTTAATTGTATCTTCTTTGATAACTTTAAGGTGTTTCAAACCGATGTTACCAACAAGACCTGATTCTAATAATGCTCCCATTTTTTTTGGTTTTTTATTTTTGTTTGTTTATTTTATTTTAATTTAGACATTAAATCTTTCATTCTTAAGAACTGAGGATTCTCATACGTTTTAGATTCAATTAAATTAACTGCTGATCCAGATGTTGGAGTTTTTTCAACTGTTCTTTCAAATGATTCTGTCATTGTATTATCTTTAGTACCTACGTCAGAAAGTTCGTCTTTTATTGATTTATACAAATTTTTAGATTCTTTAAGAGTTTCAACACTATCAAATCTTTTTAAGATATTGATTTTTTCTTGTTTTGTAGTTGAGTGTTCTGTGAACAAACGTGTAGCGTAAGCTAAGTTTGAGTTGAATACCGCAACTTCATTCAATTTATCTCTAAACACATTTAATGCGCTTCTGTACTCTTCATTTTTTTCTCTAAGAACTTGTAATTCTCTTGTGTCCACGCTTTCTTTTTTGATTGCTGTGTTTGCTTTTGAATGTGCTCTTGGTTTTGGTAAACCACCTTTTCTAAAATTAGAACCATTTCCTAACGTACGAGACGCTTCTTTGGTTTCCATTTTTTTAACGGTAGTGTTTTTACCTTTTTCCATGTTTTCACCTTCTTTATATTCAAATTTCGCTTTACCCATACCAACTCCTCTGGTTCCTTGTTTCATTTTTGTTTTGAAACCTTGTCCTTGATTTGGTTTTTTGTCATATTTGAATTTTGATGCGTTACCCATACCAACTCCTTTTGTTTTGAAATTAGATTTAGATTCAATTACGAATTCTTCGTCTTCATCTTCATCTAATTGAGACCAATCACTTTCGTCTTCAAGGTCACCAAAATCAAAATCATCATCATCGTCTTCAGGGTCTTTGCGATCCATGTGATAACGTTCTTCCATTTCACCTTTTAAGTGTGAATGATATTCGTCTTCGTCACCATCTTCCTCATCCATTTCGATTTCGTAAATAGTTTCAGTAACATCATCTTCCTCTTCCATCCAAGATTCGTCAAGTTCATCGTTTTTCAACATTTCTTTTTCGTCATCTTCTTGTTCGGATTCACTTAATTGGATAAAATAGTCTACATCGTTATTATCATCAGATAAATGTATCATATCATCTTCTCTTTTTACGATCACACCGTCTTCAGGTCCCATAGCTTTGAAAACTTTTAACACGTCTTCTGCTGATGCTCCCGTCAAATCAATTGTATCGTCTTCGTCTTCGTCATCGAATTCTGTGTCCATAGCCATAACGTCTAATTGGTCATCATCTTCGTCTTCGTCGCCGATGTTATCAACCTCATCGTCAGATACGTCAGTATCGTCTAATTCAGCATCTAAGTCAATCTCCTCTTCGTCGTCTTGCTCGTTAAGGGACTCTTTTACTAATGATCTGATTTCTTCCTTCATTGTAGAAGCAAGTATTCCTTTTGCGTTTTCGTTAATAACTTCTTCCAAATTTCTCATTTGTAAGAAAGTATCTTCAACCAATGATTTTTTTTCGCTCATTATAG